GTCAAAGTATGTGTCAGTGTTCGATTGCAGTCCAAGTATAAACGGTTTAATAAGTTGTCGAGGTCCTAAAACAGGGGATCCGGATGATCCTTTGAGAGCATGTCCTTTATAAGATAGACATTTGCCCAATGTTTTGGTTTCAGGAAATTTACAGGATTGATATTTATAATTGTGGAGAAGTTCTTTTGTTTCGGAAATGGGAGTCATAAAGTTTTCTGGTGCCTGGTAATGAGGATTAATTATAATACGAGGGATCTCGTATTTCAAGTAATCGTCATCACTAAGAAATTTGTGGCTAATTGTTTTAAACATTGGTAAATTGTCTATGCGAAAAACAACAGCATCGGCATCAGGAATTACGTAAACATTATGAGGTTCAACATAACCGCTCCAAAGAGGACATTTTGAATTTGGATTGAAGAAAATTTTGAATCGGATCTTTTGGTCGATTTCTCTTCGGAACATATGATAGCACGTCAAAAGGTAATGCCCATCAAAGCCAATAGCGTTTCCGCATGAACCAGTTTCAGTTTGTATGTATAACTGGTTCTTTCTAATTGAAAGTAGGCTTTTCTGGGTCTCATCAGACGTTTCACCATTAGTATCTTTATGAATTCGGGAGCCATTGGATCGTTTGAAAAGGAAACGAGATGTATCTTCAGATTTATGTGGTTGGAATAACTTGCTGATTTTTCTAATTACAGCTATCACGCCAAAAGCGGAAGCAACAAGTAAAAGGGGTTTTACTAAAGGTTGCATATATTCAATCCACAAATATCTAAAAGTACACATCGTTTGATCCCACAGTGACTGGGATAATTTGGAAATACGTTCTTTTAAGTTTTTGAAATATGAACTGGTGTAGGAGACAATCTTATTAAGTCGTTCATTTTCTTGCAATAGAGCAAGACGTTCTTCCTGTCGCAAAGCGAAGAATTGCCGGTGGTCTTCAATGAACCAAGGTTCAAAGAGGAGGGATTCAATACCTGTGGAACGGGCTACTGTCTTAAAGACAGTGTCATTGTAATCAAAGTGGTTTCCACGAGTCCTGATTCCCTTTCGATGGCGCAAAACTTCATAATTTACATTGTAGTAGAATCCAGGTGGTGCGTTTATCGTTGGTTGTTTTAAGTCAGTTCCAGGTTCTTCAAGAAATTTGGTTCTATAAAGAAACCACAGCGATATTTTTGGTGCTATGTCACGTCGAGCAATCCGACCAAGAACCGGGTGGTTTTTATAGTTCTCAATAGGAAAATAGCTAGTTGGCATACGTTTATCTGGTGAATAAAATCTATGGAGGTTTGCAAGATATTCTCGAGCGTTTTCTTCAGTGAGAATTACCTCAGTCGGTTCTCCAAAGACATTATTAACATTATCAATAATAGTCATACCAAGATTCTTTGTCATAAAACTATAGATTTGTTCGTCGTGCATTATCAGTTTCGCTGAGCCAAAATTTCGATGAGCTGTATTTGCAGGATCCTCAGAGGGATCGGCAACTCCTCGTTTACGAAGAATTCTCTGTCGTCGTCGGGCCTCCATTTCTAAAACATCTGTTGGGTTTACTATATCAGATGTGTCAGCAGTGTCGGCAAAAATTTCCTCAAACATGTCTTTGAAGACAATGTTGAGATCGTCTAGAGTTTGTTGTTCTTCTTCAGGTTCGTTAATAATTTCAGTTGCGGTTTCGTCAAATTCAAGAATGCGTTCGGCAAATTCAGTAGAGATGTATTCATCTTCAGCTAAGGTTTCAGTTACAAAATCAGCTTCTGTCCACAAGTTCTTCATTATGGTAGTTCTCTTTTCGGGGTCATTACGTACAGCGCGTTCTTCAGCGCGTAATGCATTATACCTTTTCTTCATTAATTCCAAGAGATCCTCAATTGAGAGGTCTGTACATGGAAGGGTAATTCCGGTGGGTAAAATGTCAGATTCTTCGTAATATCCTCCAGAGTACATACCAAGGTGAGATCTGTTGTTGCTCCTTGGTGGACGGCCATCATTAGGTACAGGCTTCAATAAATTGAAGCGTAGATGAGGCCAGATTTGCAATAATTCCTTCATTGGTATCGTAGAATGGTCGGCGAAGTGTTTCTTGAATAAGTCCATATCGAATTTATGTGAGGAGGAATTTCTTACTCTTTCATCCATAACAACTTCAACAAGAAGATGTCTCCTTCTCCAAACGGCTGTGGAACAAAGTACATCCTTGACAGCGGGCCAAGGGGTGTTCGTAGTTGAGATAAAGAACTTTGAGTTAAAATAAGTTGATTTGTCTTCAAGATGAGCCATGGGGAGAGGCAAAGGTGTATTGGATATAAGAGAGAGGCATTCAGTAATCTTGTTGGCGTCGGCCACAGACCACATATCGTCCCAATAGAAAACAGGTTGGTTAGCATAACCATCGTAATGGTCAGTGTTTCCTCGGGCGTACATGCGGCTTTCTTCAGGTGTTTCGGGGCAATAAGTTTCACAAAACTCTTGCACTATACGCTGAACCAGGGTCGATTTTCCGACTCCGGCTTGTCCTACAAGTTGCATATGGAATGGTGTTAATCTAAAATTTCCATAAGTAAGCATTCTATCCACGATGTTGAATAATTTTTTGTGTGCTTCAACGGCGCGGGGAATGGCGATCTGTAGTGGGCGGGGTAAGTCGTCTTTGTAAGCCATTTTTCCAAATCGGATTGCAGATGGGTATTTTTCGCGAACCCATGTAGCGATTTCTTTGTTCGTCTTAATAAGTCGGTATCCTTCTTCATTATTTAAGGCTTCAACTCGGGTGCTCCAAGTTATAATCTCTTTGTACAACGCTTCTTTTTTGCGTTTAACTTCCTCTGATGGAAATTTAATGTTAGGGGCAAAATGCTCTCTAACACACTCAAGAGTAGTTTTTATGAGTGGTACAAACAGAGATATAATTCGGGAGCCTCCAAGGAAGGCTGTACCCATGAAGCCAGCATTTCTAATTGCATTAGAGATGTTGGTTCCTAGGGGTTTCATTTTATCGTAGGAGATTGCAGTCGATGTTATGGCGGTGAAAAGTATTCCACCTAATATTCCTAAGGCTTCAGAATTCTCATATAGATTGTCAAGTGATAATATAGTGTCTAATGAGAAATCATCAGTCAGTCCAGTGTCGATAGTTGAGAAAAGACTCATCTTTCCTTTAATTTCGTCGTAAACTAATTTAAAAGCATTGGTTATTATACTAAGTAAGCCTAAAGTATTAAGAATAGCAGTTATAATTAAGGTGCGAATAATAGTATTGCTAGAAGAATTATATATAACAATCAATAATAATATCTTAACTACTTCGGCGGGTGAAACGCCAAGATCTTCTTTAAGTTGGAAGATTTTCTTCACTTCATCAAGGAATGGGGTAATACTTGTTACAGCAGATACCAACATTTCCTTAATAGAGTTGAAGAATTCAACAACGGGGTTTAAGGTCTCTTCGAAAGAAGCCATCAAACCAGTTTTAATTTCGGTTGTCTTTTCTTCCATAAAGCTGTAAATATCTGTGAAGACTGATCTTGGGGTATCACGGGCTGCTTCAATGGTGTCCTTAATAGTTTCGAGGGGGGTCTTCACTGTAGACGGAAACTCAGGAACTTCACCATTGGTATCTATATGCATTTCCCCATTAAACCATTTCATGGCATAGGTAAGAAGCATATCATGATGGAATTTATCGGCATCATGTTTTTGGGCAATTCTAAAGTAAGATAATAATCTATTAACTAAGTTTACATGGTTAATTGTTTCTAAATAGTAATAACTAAGTACGGGATCTAAGCGTATGCGCTTGCAGAATAGGCGGAAATCTTTGAGTTCATGGTATTCCTTAAGAGTGAGAAAGTGTTTCTTTCGCTGTAAAGTAGCTCTCTTAAAGAATCCCAGGTTCTGAGTGGTGAATCCTTGGTTAAAGATTTCGCGAGCAAAAGCAATTACTCCGGCAGGATTAAGGTTAATGTATTTCGGCTTTACGTTCAAAAATCGGTCTTTTTCCTCAAAGATCCATTCAAACTGCATTGTGACAGCATCTTGTAGGGTGTCGCAATATCTAAGGGCACAGGCAGTTTGGTCGCAAAGGAGCTCAATAGTATCCTTAACACTCATCATTTGGTTGTGTGAATTTGTATGATGAGGGTTATGGCTAACATGGGCATTTTCGCGCAATTGGTATTCTTCTAATGGATCAATATCGGAGAATTTAAACAGAGAATTTTTAATATGGTGTTTCTTATCTAAATCGAATTTTGAAATATCGCCAAACGTTCCTTCTCCAGCGTTCTTAAAATGTTTTAACAAGTAATAAACATTAAGAGATTCCTCTAATGTTACGTGGTGACATAAATGTTGTAATTTGGTATGATTTTGTACAACAAGGGGAATTCCTTCTGTCTTCTTCCAAGCTCGCTCAAACCTGGGGGACACGTTCAAAGCATAAGATTCCTCTATATACTTGCTTGTGTTCCAATAGGGAGCATGAGAACGGGGGAGATCAAAACGTTGAAGCTTGACCTTCTTTGTTTTGCGTTTAGTGGTGGATTTTTGAACTTTTGGTTTAGCAGCAATAACTGCTCGTCGAAATTCACGTTCCTCCTCAATGAGCTCAGCTTTTGAGG